GCACCATTTGCAAACTCATTAGGTATTCTGATATCGATGAGGACATCTGGTTGACCTTGTATTTGGTCTTGACTTACAAAGGAATCTAATAACTTCTTATGTCTTGGAACTTCAGGTCTTAGGTGATTTCGTGGTGTATTTCCCCACTTAACATCAAGACATTTAATGTCCAAATCTTCTCTATCCATAATAGAATAAAAAAGAGAACGAGCATGGTCACCATAACCACTACGAGTGTTGAAAGGTGCAATCATAACTACTATACGTTTCATACTGCCTCCATAAAATATCTTGGTCTTGGTTTCCATTTTTCAAAAGCTTTGTTCATTGATTTGATAAACTCTTGTCCCATTGCCTCTGATGTCATTAGGTTTTTTTTGCAAAACTCTGTTCCCAATGAACCAAGTTTTTTTCTTTCTTCTCTATCCATATCATATAATTTTTTTAATTGAACAGCAGCATCTTCAGGTTTACATCTATCATCCCAAATATAAGGTGTCGGTACTGAACCTTGTAAAGATCTATTACTTGGATAAACAGGAAATACCCACTCACCGTGGTCTGTATAAGTTCCCTCGTGGTTAGAACCTAACTCTATATAATCCTCAGGTGTTAGTAACGATTGAGAAAAACCACTTCCATCAGGAGACATTTCTTTCTTGTAGAATCCACATTGGTCTTGAAGACCACCTGTAACATTTACGATGATTGGTGTTCCAACAGTAAGCGCCTCAGCACTACCTAAACCAAATCCCTCATTACTAGCAAGGTTAATATAAACATCAGCAGAGTTAAATAATAGATTCATTTCGTTATCATCAAAAGGTTTACCATCAGTTTGATAAGTAAAACAAACATCATAATCAGAACACAGATGTCTATGAACTCTTGGTAAATCCGTACCATTATCATCCGTTGGATTACAATGATAAATAAGAACACAATCTCTTCTTTGTTCAGGCGTTAACCTATCCATAAAGTATTTGTATGACAATAAAACATCACCAGGTTGTTTTCTTCTGATGTTTCTATTACTATAAAGTATCTTGAACTTCTTATCAGCGATACCATGTTTAGCATCAAAATCTAATAAGGAAGTGTTATCATCTTCTATCTTATGAAACCTTCTATTTGATATACCATGTGGTACATAAGTTATCTGCCAGTCTTCATAGTTAGGTAATAATCTTTTGTTAATACCATAAGTTTGTTTTGATATGGCCATCAGCAAATCAGAACTCTTATAGTAGTTTGTATTGTATTGAGGATCTGGTAGGTCATCCCATATATTATAATAAAATATTGGAATGTCTCTACGAATTTCAGATTCCATATTATAAAACCAAATCCAAAAACGAGGATCGGTATAGTGAAGAATAGCATCTGGTTTTTCTATTTCTATAACTTCTCTAAGTATATCCTCATTACCATAACCATCTACTGGATATATTCTGAGGTAACCATCTTTTATGTCAAAATCTTTTTCAAGGTTAGCAGACATATCAATAATTTTACCTTTTTCAGGATGACTTATAGCACCACCAATCTGAACCCAATCATATTCATGTAATGTTTCAAATACAATATCTTTAGATACAGTAGCTACCCCACTATGCATCCTTAAGTCGTCTGACATCAATAGTATCTTTTTTTTAGCCATTTATAACCTCTTTACTACCACTATTTTTTAGTGGAAAATATTGTTTTAAAATTTCAAGTTTATCATGATATTCAGCCATGATTTCTAACTCTTTTTCTATCGTATCCATAATATCAGGATGTTCAGCAACACCTACGCCTTTTTCTAAAAGGTTTTCTACATTAATACGATGTTTTTCGATATGTGCTTTAAAGTGTAATTCACTAGCTTTTATCAAATCTCTTCTCATTAAAATTGACTCCCACTAACATGAAGTCGGTCATAACTTTCTATTTGTTCTCTAATAGCATTATCATGAATGTATTGGTCAATAGAACGATTAACTAACTTCTGTAAATTCATTGATGAGTTGACTGTCTTAAACTTAAATTGTTCGTATAGGGATTTAAGTATCTTAACGGAAGTCAACTTTGTTAAATTGTCTTTTTTCATAACCTATTCCTTGTTTATAACTTGTATATATAAATATATACTTTAATCAATAACAAGTTGTTTTTTTCCAAATTTTTTAGCATAATTAATGGTTGACATGGCACCCTTTGACTCTACACCTCGTGGAATGAAAGCTACCACATAATCAGAGTAAGCAGCTATTATCTTATTACGAGCAAAGAAGTTTTTAACATTGTAAGGTTTTCCATAATCTCGTTTATTTTTTGGGCAATAGATGTTCCAAGTTTCATGAAATGGGGGAAACTCTTGATATTGTAATCCCAACTCAAGAGCATACTTTTTAGCGTATCTATCAGCACCTGTTTTACACCCACCACTCACGATGATAGTGTCGGCGCCCTTGTCTGTCTTCAACTTGAAGATAAACTCTTTTATTTTCTTTCGGTTCTCGTATTTACGACTACCTACTATTCCTACCCTTATAGGATTTTCCCCCATTTACAATGCTCCGTATCATAAAATTCACAAAATTTACATGCTTTACCAGGTTTAGCCGAATAGTTTCTTTCTAATAGATAGTTTCCCTTATCATCGAAGACACCCTTTCTAAACTCTTCTAACTTCTGTATTGTTTTATTAATACTTGGTACTCCATTTGCTGGTTCGAACTTCTGTAATCTAGTTATAAGAAAATCAGAGTTCTTTGCTATCTTTCTTTTTAATATAAGAAACATCACATCAATCTTATCTAATGGAACATCAAACATATCAGAATAAAACTTCTTGTAAATCAATAACTGAGATTTCTTGTTAAAATCTTTCTTCTGAAAATCTGTCCAACCACGAGTAGCAGTTTTAAGGTCAATGATAACTATCTTACCAGATATCTTATTTCTTATTACAACATCCAAATATCCCATCATCTCTACACCCTCTTGGACATCTTTTAAAATAGGAACTTCTACACCAACCAACTCCCAATTCTGTTTCATGAAGTATTTGTTACGATACTTTCTGAAATGTTGTATTATAGCAACACCATCTTGATAGAACTCCATCATCTCGTCTTGAGTACAAGGTAAAACACCCTTATCTTCTTTTATCTTGGTAAACTCTGTAACCATCTCTTCTTTTAGTCGAGATTCCATATTAAGTTTATCAGCAGCAACGATAGATTTGTTATACATCACCGATAGATATTCTTGTATTACGGTGTGCATTGCTGTTCCAAAAAGAGTATGTATGTTACCAACGAAAGTTCCTAACTTATCTATGTAACGAAGTTTCCATTTAAGGTTACAATCGTTATAAGTGGTAAACTGACTATGTGATATATGTGCCATTAAATAATCTCGTCAATCATTCCATATTCTAAACAAGTATTAGCATCCCAAAATAAATCGTGTTTTAAAATCTCGTTAAGTTTCTTCATAGGAATCTTAGTGTATTCTTTATAGATATTCTTGATATTCTTCATCATCAAATCTAAGTTTTGTTTCTCATCCTCAAAGTTTGAGTATGTTCCCCAAAATTGTGTAGACAACTGATGAACCAACATATAAGAATTTCTACTCATATATCTTTTTGTTCCAACTACTGTTAAGAAAGTAGCAGCACTAGCAGAGAACCCATCCACATATGTATGAACAGGAACTTTACTTCTTAATATCGTATCCATAGAAGCAATACCACTTACTATATTACCACCACCAGAGTTTATAAACAATTTAACAGGTGGTGCTTCCATATCAAGATTATATGATAATGTTAGAGCTTTTGCTTCTAACTCACTCATCTTTTTATTTAACTCACAACAAGCATTTCTGTTAACACCAGAATAAAAATAAATCTTATTATCTTGTACTGATATGTGTTTTTCATTTGACTCTCCACCAGCTTTTCTTGGTGCTGGTTTCTTTTGTTTTTCTCCCCAATATCTTTCCATTATTTACCCCACTTTCCATTTTTAACGATTGTTGCCATAATACCATAATTACTTACATCTAAATAAGCATCTTCCATTGGTTCACCTTCTACTGCATTACCCCTCTTACCCATCAATAAAGTTTTTAACCTCTGTATCTTATCATTCATTCTGAACCATAGACCAGTAAGTGAAAGATGTACTTCTTCCTCTGTTACCAACTGAGTACCAACTGAAATATTACCTGGGCCATAATCATGTTGTTTCTTAAGGAACAACTCATATTGTTCTCTCTGTAATCTTTTGAACTCTTTGGTCATTTCAGGCCACTCTTTTTCCATTTGTTCAACAATTGGAAGAGTGTCTTCTTCTACACCAAGTTCTCTTTCTTTTATTTTCATACTATACCTTTATTACATTTGTTAATTGTATTAAAATAATTGATATTGCCAGCAATAAACTAATTATTGTTTTTAAAGTTGGTATTTCTCCAATTAAAGACCAAGTTAGTAACCCAAACACAAGTGTACTTATACCAAACCCAGCTAATCTCATATTCCAAAAAGCACCAAAATGTTCAAATGACCATTTAGTACTATAAAAGAATAATGGAGCTATAATTAAACTTGTAGCATATACCCACCATAATGATTTAAGAAATGGTTTATTTGGCCACACATAGTGAGCTTGTAATTGAAAGAAAGCAAATAGCGAAGCAATTAAATTGGCTAAACATGCCATTAAAAGTTTTGTCATTTAACACCCATCTTTTTTATTTCCTTTTCTGTCTTACCATACTTTGTTAGTAAAGATTTTAGCTCAACATTAGTCATTAAGTTATAGTATTCACCAGCTTGTATCTTACTAACCTCAAAGTATTCTTGAATAAAAGGAACAACCTTTTCGTTGACCTTTGTTTTCTTACCACTAAGATACCTTAGATATGTTTTCTTATTTGGAAGTAAGGAACAATAGAACTTGTAGACAGCAGAATGTGGCATTACTTCAATTGTTATTCTCTGAAAATGATTAACAATAGGTAAGAAATCGTTATTCATACTTAAATAACGATTAACCATAAACGGGCTAAACTTCTTTTGTTCCTCTTCCGAAAAACTATCCCAAGGTCTTTTCTTGGTAAATAGTTCATCTATCCACTTAAATAAGTTCATTAACTTCCTTTAGTGGTAACATCTCTCCACAGTTTCCACAATTGAAAACTTGTACTGGAGCGATAACTTCTTCACCTGTAGGTGAGACGATAGCAGATATTTTCTTTATGATATATCCTTGTATGAAAACAGGATTCTCACACTTCTGACATTTCATCGTATCCGCATCAGCCAAGTCAATCTTAACTTGTTGTTTTGGAAGTGGTTTCATTGGTTTCATGCTCATTGTAATCTCCTAAGTATGTTAGAGATGGTAGCCATAAAGTTTATCTCTTTATCTACGACCAACACATCTTGATAAGAACCATTTGATATATCAACGATAATCTCTGGTAGTTTCTCCACAGAAATATTCTCTACCTCATCATATAGGAAACGATACAGCTCTGTGTAA